CGGTCGCCGGTGGCCATGACGGTGATGCTGCTGCCGACGCCGGAAAGCGCTCCGAGCTGTAGGTGCGCGATCTTGCGGCCAGCGTCGGTCGGGTTGATGGCGAACTTCTGGACCAGCTGGCGGCCGATAGCTTCCGGAGTGCCGGTGATGTTGATCTGGGTGTTCAGGACCCGATCGTTCAGCAGCTCCTCCGAAAAATAGCCCTTGCAGTAGGCCGTCCGTGCGCCCTTGGCGTCCCGGGCAAAGTTGACTTCCCGGATGACGCCGAGATCAGTCCGGTCGCTCCGGTAGAGGTAGCGGCCGGTGTTCATAAGCTCAAAAAACTCGGCGGGAGTGTAGAGCTCAAAGAGGCCGGAGTCATAATAACGCCGGTCCCATATCAGAGTATTGAAAACGCTCACCACGCCGAGCGTGTCCATGTTTTTGTCGAGAATGATCAGCTGCATAGGCTATACCCCCAGATACTTCGGAGTATAAAAAAGGTTGACGTCCAGGTTGGTGTAGTTCCCATCCGCGTCATACTCCAGATAGTTGTCACCCACGGCGAGCTGGAAGGGCTCGCTCTGGCGGTCAATGCGCTGGTAGCAGTTGACGCCGTTCAGCGTGATGACCTGGTGCCGGTCGTTTGTGTCGATCAGCAGGATGTCGCCCTGCTGCATGACCACCTTGACCCTCATAAACTGGCCGGTGCCGGTGTTGGTGATCTTCGGGTTGGTAACGCTGCCCCGGGTAGCGATGAACTGGATCTGGACGCCGGTCGGGACGTCTCCATCGTTGGAAAGAACGACCTCCTTGTGCAGTGTCCGGTAGCCCATTGTCATGCCGCCCAGCATCAGCCCCCGGGCCTTCGGCGGATAGTCCAGCTTGCCCGTGGCTCTGGTCGCCAGCACCCTCCAGGGGAAGGCGAAGAGCGGGGAGATATTGGCCATGTTTTTGCCGAAGTTGTCGACGTTCAGCATGTACGGATCCGGGCAGATTAGGTCGACCAGGATCCGAAGCTTGTTGTCCATGTTTTGAGCCGTGCCAAAAGTCCAGCCCTCCAGCTCGTACTCGATGTTCCGGCTCACGCCCATGTTGATGATCAGGGCGCGGCCGGTGTACTTTGGATTGAAGAACTGGATCACGCGGGCCCGGTTCTCGGGGTTGTTTTTGTTGCTCTTGAAGCTGGCCTCGATGTGGATCGGGCGCGGTTTGATCTTTTTGCCATCCACCGACGCCCCGTCCACCAGGGCGTTGTCCGACGTGCTGAGCTCCAGCTCAGAGGACTCCAGGCCCGTCACTTTGGTGATGTCGATGTCCTCGTTCGGGCCCATGCGGAGCGTCTTGCCGTTGCAGGTCAGCTCTATGGTGATTGTGTTTCGTGTCATTTCACACCTCCCACTATGTTCCGCAGCGCCTCGCGCTGGGCCTTGCTCACTTCGGAAGGCGTTGCCACGGGCACGTTGTAGGTGTTCTGCTGTTCCATGCGCTGGTCATAGTAAACGCTGGTGCCGGTCGTGGTCAGCGCTCTCGCACTTGCCGCGCCGGAGGCGTTCAGGTTCAGAGATCCAGCGGAAGCCGAGACAGCGGTCTGCATCTTTGCGACCATTTTCTTCGCCTGGAGCTGCATGTCTTTGACAGCGTCAGGCATGGCTTTCTCAAAGCCCTCACCGATGCCAGGAGGGAGCCAGCGGCCGACCTCGTCCCGGAACTCTGTCGACGGCGAGTTGATGCCCAGGGCGTCCTTAGCCGCATCCAAAAGGCCCGAAGCCAGGTCAGCGACCTTGCCCTTCAGCCAGTCCCAGCCGGAGCTGATGCCGTTCCAGAGCCCGCTGACGATGTTGCTGCCGACCTCTTTGATCTTATCGGGCAGAGACTCCAGCCCATCGACGACGGAGTCGAAGAGCTGCTTCGCCGCTGCAACGCCCTTGCTGGCCAGCTCAGTGCCCCAGGAAACGACTTTTGAAGCCGCCTGGCTGAGATAGGTCCAGACCTTCCCAGGGAGCTGCTGGAGCGTGCTGGACACCTTGCTGAGCATGTTGCTCATGGCCGACGAGGCATTGCTGAGCATCTGCTGGCCCCAGCTGATGACCTTGTTCACCGTGTTGACCAGGTGCGTCCAGACCTTCCCAGGGAGCTGCTGCACGATGCTGGTGATCTTGCTGAGCATGTTGCTCATGGCCGTCGAGGCGTTGCTGAGCATCTGCTGACCCCATTGGATCAGCTTGTTCACCGTGTTGACCAGGTGCGTCCAGACCTTCCCAGGGAGCTGCTGCACGATGCTGGTGATCTTGCTGAGCATGTTGCTCATGGCCGACGAGGCATTGCTGAGCATCTGCTGGCCCCACTGGACCAGCCGGGTGACGGTATTGACGAGGAAGGTCCACACCTTCCCCGGAAGCTGCTGCACGACGGTGACGACCGCGTTCAGCATGTTGCTCATGGCCTGCTGGGCCTGGGCGATCATATTGCTGCCCCATGTCAGCAGGTTGTCGAGGACCATCTGGAAGATCTCGGCCGCCTTGTCCTTCAGCGTGGCCAGCCCGTCAACGATCGCGGTAACGATCCGGGGGATGGCTTCACCGAGTTTGGACAGCAGCTCCGGCACGGCAGCGGTGATCTGCCCCCAGAGGTTTTTCGCACATTCGAGGACCTGAGGAGCCGCCGCGACGAGCGCGTCAACGATGGCCACGATGATGTCAGGGATGGCCGCAGCCAGCTCGACGATGATGTCAGGAATGGCCTCGACCAGAGCCATCAGGAGGTCGATCCCGGCCGCCAGAATACCCGGGGCGGAAGCGGCCAGCGTGGTCACGATAGAGGTCACGATCTCGGGCAGAGCAGCGACCAGCGACTTGATGACCACGGGCAGCGCGTCGACCAGAGCCATCAGAAGCTCGACCCCAGCCTCCAGGATCTTCGGGATGGAAGAGACCAGGAACTTGACGATCGAGTCGATGATCTTAGGCAGAGCAGCGACCAAAACCGGCAGGGCGTCGAGGATCCCCTGAGCCAGACCGAGGATCAGATCCAGAGCGCAGTCGAGGATCGCGGGCAGCTGGTCCAGGAGCGAGGTCGTGACATAGCTGATCAGCTCAACCAGAGCGGGCAGAAGCGACGGCAGCATGGAGCTGATGCCGCTCACGATCCCCGTAAAGATCGAGGTGAGCGTGTCCAGGAGCGAGCCCAGCCCGTCCCCTTCGATGAAGCCCGTGATCGTCTGGACGATCTTGTCAGCGGTTCCGACAAAGTCAAAGCTCAGGACCGTCTCCTGGAGCTGCTTCAGAACACTCTGGCCAGCTGAAAGCACGGCAGGGACGATGGCAGCCACCAGCCCGGGGATCTGTGCAATAATGGCACCGCCGAGGGCGGGAAGTGTCTCGGCAAAGCGCGGGATGATCTCGGCGAGGTTTTTGACGATATTGTCCGCCGCTGTGGCGAAAGCATCCGCCAGCTGGTCCGCGTCACCGGATCCGTTCATGAAGTTGTCCCAGGCGGCCTTGGCCGAAGCCATAGAGCCCTCCAGTGTGCTCGCGGCCTCTTTTGCTGTGGTGCCAGTGATCCCCATTTCTTCCTGAACGGCATGGATCGCCTGGTAGACGTCGTTCAGGTTGTTGATGTCATACTTGACGCCGGTCAGCTTTTCCGCATCAGCCAGGAGGCGCTCCATCTCTGTCTTGGTGCCACCGTAGCCGAGCTTCAGGTTGTCCAGCATCGTGTAATTTTGCTTTGCGAAGCCCTGATAGGCGTTCTGGATCATGTCCATGGACGTGCCCGCCTATCTCACGGGGCTGCTGGAAAAATACGCTCTGCCCGCCAAGTACATCAAGGCGGAGATTACCGAGAGCGCCTACGCCGAAGAGGATGACAACATCAACAGCACGGTGAACCGCCTGCGGGAGGCCGGCTTCCTGGTGATGATGGACGACTTTGGCAGCGGCTACTCCTCGCTGAACATGCTGAAAAGCGTGGCGGTGGATGTCATCAAGATTGATATGCGCTTCCTGGAGATCAACGAGGAGGAAGAGCAGAAGGGCATCGGAATCCTGGAGTCTATTGTCAATATGGCCCGGCTGATGGG